TGCGAACCGTCTTGTCGTTGTGAGAATCGACGATTGGCAATTGATTCTTGCCGTTACGGAATTGAACGCCATCCATAAGCAAGACTTGACGGATCGTCTGCCGACGTTCTTGATCGTAAATATCTATTGGAGTCTCGGTTGCGATAACTGCTTTTCCGTCTTTTGGCGCTTGGAATGCTCGCTGGATCTTTGGCACCGAAGCGATCCTTTCAACCTTGTCTCTTGCTTCCATTTGTCGCTTTACCTTTGCTGACCAAGAACGACCCGCATCACCGCCCCAAAGAGCCCATGCGATCCGACCCGCTGACGGAAATCCTTTTTGACCTGGCTTCCATCCTTCGCCCTGCTTGTCAACTTCGTGACGAGCAAAGTAGCTGACCATACGCCCGATGGTATCGGGACTAATCTCTTTGCCGTTCGATAGGTCGCGAGCCCTAGCAACGCCAACAGGAGTCCCGCCGCGATTGTGTTCGCGCCTCCATTCGAGACCCTGCTTAGCTTCCTCACGCACTCCCTCGGGAGGTGTAAAGTCGATCCCGTCATACTTTGCACGCTCGACTTGTTCCGATGCGTATAGAGCCGCGATCTGATCGTTAGCATCAGATTCGCTTGCATGGCATCCCATAAGCTGTCGCTCATCGGACTTAAAAACTCCCCAAGGCTTAGCGATCGGACAAGCCGCTGTAGTCTTTGTGTCATAGGGCATTGGCTACCTCGCTTTCCGCAATGTCAGACATTCGCTGTGCCATGTCATCTGCTTGCTGTGCAAGTGCTGACTCTTGGCCTTGTGCGGATGATTGAGCCGCCGAGATTGCTAGCTGTTGCTCTTGTGGAGTGAGCAATCCAAGCTTCTTCTTAAGTGCATTTTCTTTGGCTCGTTGGTACATGACCGCTCGCCATGATCGACCCCTTGCACCCAACTCTGCTTGGTAGTCCGACATGAACGATTCAATTGCATCCTTAGCCGCTGCTTGCTCTGTTGCCGGATCGACCCATTCCCATTCGGGTGTCATCCACTCAACAGGGGCAAAAGTGCGACGGTCACTCAGCAACTCGCTGGAGGTGGGAAACGAGGGTAGGGAACTGAGTGCCGCCGCATCGAGAAAAGCATCCCAAACAGGCTGAAGCAAATGACGGATCAAGTATTTCTGCCAACATCGAAACCGCCGACGATCTTCTAGCTGGCTTGTTCGTGATGCACTGTAGGTTGTCTGGCTGTAGTCTCTTGCCACGGTTTCATACGAGAGCCCTGTACCGACTGCGATTTGCCGAAGGATCAATCCGATCCAAGGTTCGGCTGCGCTGTTAGGACGGCCAGGATTGAGACCAACAACATCTTCACCCGGTCGAAGATTCATGACCATTCCGGGCTCGACATGGGTAAAGCTATTGCCCGCCGAATCGGTGTTTCCGATTCCATCGGGCTCGATCAGATTCCCAAGTGGCGTATCAGTCTTGATTGCCACCGTGAAACAACTTGCCACAGCCGAAGCCTGTAGTTCGTTGTCAAGATAAGTTCCTAGGTCACGCACCGGAGTTACCACCGGAGCAAACCAAGTAACGCCCCTCGTTTGACCGATGCGATCCTGCCTGTATAGGTGCATGATCTCATTTGCCGGTACACGTTCGGGAGTGCGAGTTACTGCGTATGGTTGCAACGGGTGATCTTTGTAGATCCAGTAGGCAACCGGCCTACCAAGATCGTCAACCTCAACCCCGCGAATGATTCGATTGTCACCAGCCGGAGTTAGCCTTGCTGCATAGTTGTCCTTGTCGCCTGCAAGCCTGTCAGCTTCGATCAATTCGAGAGCCAATGGGACTGGCCGATAGATTCCTCGATAGACCTTGCCAGGCGTTCTAATGAGCCGTACAAGCACCTCACCGGCCTCGACCATTTCACGTTGGCAAATAGCCTGGATTTCGTCGAGAGTGTATTTCCCGTTGACATCGCAGACTTCCGCCCACTCCGACCAAACCTTATCGCGTTGGTCGTTAATCGTTTCGATGTCGTCTCCGCTTGGAGTCTCATACTGGCTTTGTGCTTTGATCCCGCAACCAACCACCGACGAAACGATGGTATCTACAACGCCCCATGCGTAAGCATTGTTCCGCACCAAGTCCCGAGCCCATGCCCTAAGAGTATCAGCCCCAAATGGCCCTGACAGTTCCATGTCCGCTGGATTGTTCTTTGGCTTGCGACTTGACGAGATTCGCGATGGCTCTGCACCTGTGAAAGACCTGAGCACCTTTCGAGCTTGAGCCCTTCGGAGTCCAGCCGTGGGGCTGATAGCCGTGATAACAGAATCGAGCATCTTTCCGATCATCGACGAGCCCTCGACAATCTGCCAAGAGTCACGCCACCGGAACCGCTTTCACGCTCGACCTGTTGCAGCAACATTCGTCGTTCTTCAAAGAGCGACTTGAGATCAAGCTTGGTTACTGTCCTTGAACCAATAGAATACTGCTGAGCCCCTCCGGTTAAGAGAGCCTCAATAGCTGCGTCGATGAGCGTTAACAGACTTGCCGCTGATGCCATGCACAAAGGATTGCATGGAGTGCAAACATTCTCAATAAGCCTGTACCATTAGCCTAGTACAGTCAATAAAAAATTACTTACCTTCCTGGCTCCAAGTGTGGTTGCAGTTCTTGCACTTGCAAAAACGGATCTTGCCCCGAGTGCAATAGACGTAGCTTGCATTGGTTCCATGCGGTCGCCTGGTTTCGCACATCGTGCAAGGTCTCGGAGTGAATTGCCGATAGATCGGCTCGATCGGTTGTTGCTCGATTGTTGCCGTTTGTTGCACCGCTTCTCCTGATTGCTTCCTGCTTTTCTTCGCCATCCTAATACCTCCGTTTTGGAATCCACCCACCTTGCCGCTGTCTTAGATTGCGTCCATGCTGGTACGCCTTTGGAGCCTGCTTAACAGGCTTAGGCTGTTCGCCGCTGACGTGCTTCGGTTGCACCTCGATCTCACTTGGAGCAATCAACTTAACGCCGCAAGCCTCACTAGCCGCCGCTGCCATGTATGTCGCATCGAGCCAGTGATTGTTCGAGTCCTTAACCATCCAATAGGTCTTGGTTCCCTTGCCCTCAGTAAACTTCGTCACCAGTTCTTCCGCTGCGATATGCTGCGCGTACTGGCTATGTCTGCGTTCTTCCTCAAGTGCGAACAACGAAAGCGAACCGCGCCGAAGCATATTCGACTCATCGAATGTCGGAGTCATAAACCGTTCATGGATGAACTGCTTCCAATAGCTTGTGTCGAGCTCGTAAAGCCAGACGTTTGAGGACGGAAGCTTTTGAGCGTGAAGGTTGGCACCCGCAATCGTCGTCGAAGTGGACTTGGCCTTTCGATGGTACGGATCTTGACCCTTGCTAGGATGAAAGATGCCGCCCACCTCACGGCAGAATTGGTAAGCCGCATTGGTAAACGCACCGGAATCCACAAAGCAAAAATCGATGGTTCGACGCGTCCCGGTTGTGTCGCTGAATTCTTTGGTTAGCAACTCGTCCCGAAGGCTGAGCAACGCCTGATAGATCATTGGCTCGCTAGCTTCGTGATCCATGCTTTTGTCCGTCCCGTAAACCTGATGGATTCCATAGTCGGCCACAACTCCACCGGCCCCATGCCACCAAGAGGTTATGACCCAATGCAGGTAGTACTTTCCAAGATCGATTGCGGCCGTAAGCGCAACCGTGTTAGCCGGAAGTTGACGCCGAACCAAACCGCTTACCCGCGACTCAACCAAAGCAGGAGTTATCCCAAGGCCCATCGGCCCGGCTTCCTCTGGTGGATCGTTGTCAATCTCGGTAGAAACTGCCTTTTGGCCTACGTCTGCGACTCGATTAAAATACGATTGCACTGCCGACAATTCCATCGGCTCGCCGTCGCTGTGCTGCTTCTTGCTATAGCTATGCGAGTTGCTTACGACCGAACCACGCTCGATGTCCTCTTGGTTGTCACGCCAGAACCGGAAAGCCTCCCGAGCGTCTGGATCGTTATCTTTGCGTCCCTTTCGCATGTCGATGTACTTCTCGATTAGATCCATCCGATCGGGCTTGGTAACGAGCTTGCGGTATCGCTTGCCCCTCCAAGATGGCTTGATCTTCGGATCGGTGTAACGATACGCAATGCACTTGCGATTTTGGATCGTGCAAAGCATGACCCGCGGGATCCGCTCTGAAGATTGACCGAGCCCAGCAATGTCTTGTTCGATCACTTCCTCGTTCTTATCGATGGTCGTTTCGCTTGCCGCCGCTTCCCTATCCTCGATGTCGTCGATAATGGCAAGCGTTGGTCGTCTGCTTCGGTACTTAGTCCCGCGGATCGCTCCATCGATCCCAAGGGAGTAAAGCACTTGGCCACATGAAGCAGGCTCGATCTCCAATGGCCATCCCGGTAGCTGTTCCCTGGTGATCGTCGGGAACACAAAGAACTCAGGCCCGATGACGATGTTGGTAGGCTGACCTTGGCAAGTCTGCATCCTGCCTCTACTCGACCAACCTCCGACAGCCTGAAACGGAATGGCGATCTCAGGGTAGTCAGCCGCGAAAATTTCGTTCTGTTGCAGTTGCTCAACGATGTCCCGCACTTCCTTTTTTGCTTTGTCGGCGTTTTTTCCAATGACGACAGGGAATGTCGATAGATGCCGAATCATCAAGTAAAGAGCCGTGAGAATTGCAAGCGTCGTCTTGCCCTCGCCCCGTGGCCCTGCAATCGATTGATCCCCGCCGTAACGAGCCGCATCGATAATGCTGTGAACCATCGCCAAGCGATCCTCAGTCCAGCCCTCGAAGAACTTTTCGGGAAAGTAGGTCGAGAGCCACATGGCAGGATCAGACTCGCACTTGAGCCGACGAGCAAAATCGAGAGGTGGGTTGATCGATAGATCACGATCCATCGCCCTCTTTCGAGCCATCCTCTCCGCGTCCTTCGATTTCTTCGGAATCGCACTCGTCAAGGACGAAACCATCGACAACGACGCCTGATTCAGCCGAGAGCCTAGCAACTTCTCCAGGGCTGAGTTGTCGAGCGAGTTCCACCAATCGCTGCCTGCGTTCGTGTTCATCTGCTTGATCCATCCTTTCTTGCTGGACGTTCAAGGAATCCGCCGCCATCAAAGCTTTTGCCGCTGCGGTCTTTTCCCGTGGCGAAGCGTTTTTGTCGGCAACGATCGCCAATAGGGAAAACATGATCTTTTCCCGATACTCTGGTTTTATTGGCCATCGCTCACGCAACGCTCGCTCCATCAATCGAGTTTCGCGGACTGACATATTGCTTTTTCTCCAGTGAGGTTTTCCCACCTTTGAACAATAACATCGCAATACTGCGGGCTGATCTCCATGCCGTAGCACTTGCGCCCTAGTTGCTCGGCTGCGATTAGGGTTGTGCCGGAACCGAGGAAGGGGTCGTAAATAATGCTTGCTTGGTGGTTTTGCATCGGCCTAGCCATGCACTCTACAGGCTTCTGTGTGCTGTGGCCCGTTTCGGATTTTTTGGGCTTGTCGATTTTCCAAAGCGTCGTTTGCGAATGGTCTCCAGCCCATTTTGCGGTGGCGTTTTTTCGAACAGCATACCAGCATGTTTCGTGCTGCGAATGGTAGTGGCCTCTCCCGATCACCATCCCGTTTTTGGCCCATGCAATTAAGTTTCTAATTTCAAATCCGTTATCCCGAAGTTGTCGAGCTAAGTCGACGCATTGTCGCTCGCCATGCCAGCAATAAGCTATGTCTCCTGCAAACAACGCCCATGCTTCGCTCCAATCGGCTCGGTCGTCGTTTGATACCTTGCCGACGGCCCGCCCTCCAATAGATGAACCGTCGGGCCTAAACGCATTGTTTCTCCAGTCAGCGTCATACTCCACGCCGTAAGGTGGATCGGTCACCATCATATCCGGCTTGGCCCCTTCCATTAACCTAGCCACATCCTCTGCCTTCGTACTATCACCGCACAAAACGCGATGCTCGCCGAGGATCCACAAGTCGCCCGGCTTCGTGATCGGATCGACCGGAGGCTCTGGCACCTCGTCCTCGTCGATTTCGGCAGGTTCGGCTAGGTCGCTTAGCATCGCCTCGATTTCCTCAACCGAGAAACCCGCCGCGTTTGCTAGTGCCTCGTCGTCGGTCAGCAAGCCGCTTAATTGAGCCGCCAGGATATCCGAATCCCACTCGGCTAACTCTGCCGTCCGGTTGTCTGCAATCGCGTAGGCGATGGCGTCAGAGCCCTTTAGCGAGGTCTTGACGCATTCGATGGAGTCCCAGCCTAGCCGCTTCGCTGCCTCTAGTGTTCCATTCCCGGCCCGGACGATATTGTTCATATCGATGACGATAGGCTTCTGCTGGCCGAAGCGACGAAGTGAAGCAATGATGGAATCTATGTTCCGGTCGTCGTGCTTTCGAGCATTGGCCGTATCCTGCGACAGATCCGCCACTTTCATTTTGAAAATTTGCATACCGCCCCCCTTACCCCCCTGCGAACAAAGTAGCGAACGGACGAACTTTCTCTTGAAATACTGGGCTAATGGTCTGCGTATCAAAACGCCAACCCGCCGGAAGTACCTTGAGATATGGGGGGCTCGTCCTCATCATGTTTGCTTCTCCTGCCACTCGACGTTCTTCCCGCTCTTGACCCGCGTAACTTCAACGCCTGAGCCGCTGACGATCTCGACAGACCACTCATACCATCCAGGTCGGAGCAATCCGGTTTCAACCTCTTTGGTCAGGTCGAAGTCAAGATAAACATTGCCGCTTCCAGCATCGCTAACCGTTCCGGTTTTGATGAATGAATTGACGCCCTGCTCATCCTCATACCGCATCCCGAACCGAGCCGTCGAAGTCGCGATAACATAGCCCGGAGGTAACGCTACCGTCCATCGAAACCGCCTGCCATTTGCCGCTAGGTAATCATCCCCGATTATCAATGGGCTTGCGAGTTGCCCCGATGCTGTAACCGGAGTCGATACAGTCACCGTCCCGCCTGCTTGAATCAGATCGGTTTGGCTCTTGACGTTGTTGAGGATGTTGCCTGCCTGCGTCCCGCTGTAACCTGTCGAAAGATCAGTAGACCAAGGATTACCTGCTGCACCTGAATCAATCAACGCCTTGCCCGTTGTGCCTGCTGTTGTGTGACCGCTTGTAGGCTCGTCCCATACGCCATCGGCCACCGCTGTAGAAATTTCATTCAGAGTAAAGGTTAGGTTTGGAATCATCATGTATGCCGATGTCGTGTCAGGCACAGTTGCCCATTGACCTGTTGCCGATCGCGTACGGATCGTTGCGACCTTGGTTGAGCCAACATAATCTTCAACGAGCCCAACCTGATCTTGGCCCGTTCCGCTGCGGATAAACACTAGCTGCCCATTGTAGGCATCGTCACTTGCTGATGCGCTTGCGTTGAGCGTGATCGTGGTCGTCGACCCACCTTGTGCTAACCCTTCATTCACC